TGTATCCAATCCTCGTTAATCTTGAAGTGTTTTGGGATAATCTTTTTGTTTTCTTTCATTGTTTTCTTTATTAGTTATACACAAACATAGTTAATAATTTCCAACTGACCAAATAAATATAAAAAAAATTATCTAATAAAATAATTGCCATGAGGCACAGACCTAGTTAATAAGTATTGAACCAGATAACGACAGCTGTCAATTCCGTGATTGAAGTTGTCTTGAGGAATAGAACCTGTAAGCTTCCAAGAATAATTATTAAATTCACGGATTAGATTTATAGAGTTGCTATCAATTACAATTTGATAATCTTGCATTAGTGCAATCCCTGATAAAATACTACCTTTCTTTTTTATTGTGGGAACAATTCCTGTAAGTCCTTTTGTTTTTAATTCGCTTATTAAACGAGGTTCGCTATTATCGGCAACAATTAAATTCTTACCTGCCTTACGAATACAAACATCATAAATTTGTGAAGTAGTTAAACCTTTTTTATATAAATGTTCTTTAAACCAAATAATTTTTCTAGTTTTGTCAATAGCACCTTCTATTAAAGCTGAGGGGTCAACAGAGAATCCAAAGTCTAAACCGAATATTGAATCTATTTCCGTATTGAATTTACCTATATTCCAATGAGTAAAGATAACTCCTTCTGCTCTCTGTAACCAACCACCCATTATTTGATGCTTATACTTAAGAGGTCTTCTAACTTTCATATCCTCTATTTGATTCACAAAGGATTCTGACAAGTGGTCTAAATTATCTAAGTAAGTTGTATGTATATAAGTAATGTTTTCTTTTGTGCCATTAAATCCATCAGGAACTCCTCTATTTTGAAAGAACCTTTGATATATCCAGTTCTCTTTTGTAGTAGGGTTTAAAATTAATATACATCTATTCTTTACATTCTTTGCTCTAATACTAAAGTCAATCTTATCAAAACTCTCTTCATCTGTTAACTCCTCTGCTTCATCTAATACAAATGAACTTACACCCTGTATAGATTTAAGCTTTGCAGTTTGGTCTCCACTTGACGTTCTAATACCACTAAAGTATATTGAACTGCCTGTTAAATTGTTTATGATTTCTGTTTTAGTTACGGTGAACTGGTCAAGTATTCCCATCAACTCAAGCTTCTCTATAAATTCTGGTATAATTGACATACCTGCTGAGGTCATTGTATAACGAGTGAATAGTATTCTATGTCCTTTTTCGTATGTGAGTAATACTAAGAATGTATTTGTAGCAAATGATTTTCCAGAACCTCTTCCTCCAGTTATTACAAAGTAACGACTTTTAGAGTTAAACAAAGTTTGATACTTCTTATTGAGGTTTAGTTTCTTCATTTTATTCTATATTGTTTTTTATTTTATAGTCAGTTATTCTTTTTAATATATATTCATCCCTTTGCATACCTTTTAATAATAATCTTTGTTTCCAATATTCTTCATCTCTTATGTTTTTCCAGTCGTTAACAGATAAGTTGTAGCTTTCAGAAAACTTTGACATTTTCCAATATGTAGGACATTTTTTTAATATCCATAAATACAAACCTCTATGTGTTATATTATCAATAGATTTATATTCATATAAAAGCTGTGAATAAAACTTTTTATGCACATCTTCTAAACCAACTATTTCAAATATCCTCTTCTTTTTTTTGTACATCCTTAATCTCTTCTGATTCTATGTCTATTGTTTTTTCTTTGTCTCCAAAGTTAATAATAGGGATGTTGACTTCTGTTTTCACATTAAGTTCTTTTAATTCTTTTGGTTTACCATACTTGTACTCCCAAAGTAATCTCATGTGTGGGAAGCTTTCTTTACTTTGTTTAGCAAGTTCAAGCCAAGCTTTCTCTTCACTACCAAACACTTTTTTCATAGCACCTAAAGCATAATTACCTAACTTCTTTTCTCTTGCCTTTGGTGGTCGTCCTTGACCTCTTGATACCCCTTTTAAAGCACCGTTGTTTGCTCTTCCGTCTTTTTTCTTTTTGTTTTCATTATCTACTCCTTCCATAAACCTTTATTTATTAATTGGCATATAATAGAGTAATTCCCTAAGTCCTGATATGTATCTAAGAGGGTTTCATTATTGCCTTTACGATTCTTAATTATTAGGTTTTTCCATCTACTTATTTTGTCATTCATTCTAAACCACAAACCATGTAGGGCAAAATCTTTACCTTCTTTGGTTTCTAAGTTTGCACCAGTGCTTATGTTACTAATACCATAATCTAACTGCTTCTTTGCAAAGAGTTCAAACTGCTCTTCAACTATTGCCTCATAACTTTTATATAGGTTAGGAGATTCTTTTAATAATAACTTTCTATACTTGTTGTTCATATTCTAGTTTTTTGTCTGGCATATTACTAATAACCATAGTTAATTCATCAATGTCAGTATTAGATAATGAATTAATTTTGCTTCTAATAAACTCTCTTTTAGTAAAATTATCCATTTTATTTATATTATCAACTATGTGTTCTAACCAAATAACTAAGTCAGTATTATAAAGTTTATGTTGTTCATACGATTCAATAGAATAAATTATAGTAGCGTGATTTATATACCAATTATTAGATTGATAAAATTCTTTAATCTTTGTATAACCCATCTTCTTGTAGTTATACAATATGTAATTAAACAAAGACCTTATTTCAACATATTCTCTTTGCCTTGTTATTTTAAATATATCTATTTTAGATAATTTAATTAATTCGTCTGCAATTTGTTTAGGTGTAATCATTTTTATAAATAATTTTGTTGAGCTTTGTAGTCCTCTAAAGCGTGTAATATTGCACCACAACATTCATAATGCTCTTCGTTTTCATACTGCTCGATTAATATTGGTATTTCTTTTTCGCTTATTACTCTTTTTTTTAGACAAAGTAGAGTGTCTTCATAACAATCTAAGTAATCTAAATATTCTTCTTCCATTTATAACGTTGCTTTTATAATATAGTTTTCAAGGTCGTATTCATTTTTTATATAGTTTTCATACACTTTTATAGCATATTCAACCTTTTGTTCTCCACTATAATAAAACTCTTCACACACATCAAATATGCCTATTTCGTTTATAGGAGATTTGTCGATGACAATATACTTAAAATCTTTATAACTTTTGCCAAATAAATTACAATATATAAAACATTGACTATCATAATTAAATTTATTAGCACTACTCTTAAAGCTATTATATTCTATAAGTTCTCCATTTTTATTGTAAAATGACTTAGTTAATTGTGCCGTACTTTTTAAATCTATTAAGTGTTCGCCTAGAATATCTGCTTTACCTCTAAATGGGTAATCCATTAAATTGTTTACCATAGGCACTTCAAAATTACTGTTCTCTATAAGTTCTTTTGCCTCATCACAATTGTAAAATCTATCTCTCATTCTTAAAGCCACATCTCTATCTTTTACAGTAAATACATCCCACCTTTCTTCTTTAGCTAATTTATATTCTTTATTTGCTTTTGTCTTAACATCTAAGAATAAACACTCGTTAAATTTATGCTCTTCTAATATACTTGCATGAAATAAATAACCTTGAGCAAGTGCATCAGATTCAGTAGGTAGGTTAATACTATTTAAGTATTCTAATGGTGATTTAAGCAGTTGACTTATGGCACTACTTGATAAACAAGCTTTTGATAAGTATCCATAATAAAAGCTATCTTGAATTGCTTTTTGTGTGAGCTCATGTCTATCATGCATCTCATTGTCTAGTGTGATAATTGGTTCTTTCATATTAATTACAGTTTAAATTATATTGATAAGAGGTATAAGATTCCCAACATCCACCATCCATATAATATGTTACAACCTCATTATTATAACCATCTCTGCATAAATAAATATACTTAACTGAAGTGTTTTCGTATTCTACATGATAGGGCTCGTTATAAGGTGCTGAAGGATAATGACTTAGGTCGCAATTATCACTGCAACTTAAAAGTGTACATAAAAGGAATGTGTAAATTAGTGTTCTCATATTTCTTTGTTTTCAACACAAAGTTAATAAAAGAACTGATATAAACAAGTATTACATAAAATTCTTTTTCCAAACGTCTAATCCAACTGCATAGCGTTGCTTAGTATCTGGATATTCTAATATCATTTTAGCATTGTTCATGAACCTTACTAAAAAACTTGCTTTCTCTTCGTATTTTTTTGGTCTTAATAATGGCATATATAAATAACAAATATAATCTATAATGTACTTTAGAATCTACACTTTTTGCAATCCCACTTTTCACCCATCTTATTTATAAATTCCTTAAAGTCTTTTGTCTCTTTGTAGTAAGTCCACTCTTTGTTATAGTATATACCAGAAACTTTACATTTTTCCAAAGGTATGTTTTCATCATCATTATTAAAATCGTGTTCAACTTTTAATACAACACTTTTATCAGTGTGCCAAGAATCACATATCCTTTCAAGTAATAATCTTTGTCCTGTTGGTATCTTGTTAAATTTATATTTAACCTCTATTAAAATTAGAACTTCATTATCAAATTCAAGAACGGCATCAATATCAGAAGGATGCAACTTACCGTTTTGAACTCCAGTAAAATCAATAACTTGTTTTACTCTTTTTCTATTTCTAATTAATCCTTTGCTTTCAGTCATTGTTATATTCTTTATAAACTCTTTCTAGTTTCTTGTGTAGATTATTTTTAAAACAAGAAGAACAACTTGTTAAACTCATTTTTTGATGAAATACTCTATTGTATATTTTAAGTAACTTTTGTTGTGTTTGAGGGTGTACAGTAGATTTTGCCTCAGTAAAGTATTTATCTAAATATTTAAATTCATCTTCCGTCAAACACTCAGGTTGAAAGTAAGGAAATAAATAATTTAATTTAGCTTTTCTTTCATCACATCCACAATCTTCACCAAGCACCCATTTAGCTACTTTTGCAATTCCAGTTGCTTCGAGTACCTTTTCGACTGTATCTCCTAATCCTTTAGCTTTTGTACTTTTTGTATTCTTTTTTGCTTTCTTTTCTAATTTTTTCTTTGGCATTTGTTAATGTATTAAATATTGAACTTAAACTTATTTTTGTCTCTTTACTAATGTCTCTCATACTCATATCAGTATTTAAATATAACTTAGTAAGCTTCTTATCGTACCAATACCAATCCTCAATTACACTATCTATTTTGTTGTATAACACCTCTAAGTTAACTTTTTTTTTATAATTATCTTCAAATTCGTCTATATCATAAGACATTTTATTTATAATATGCTTAAAATTTTCATCATCTATATCTGAAAATAATATTGTTTTATTCTTTTTTTTATAACTAGTAAACTTACTGTAATATAAATTTCTTAATGTAATGTATATATAAAATGTATTTATTTCTTTTTCATTATACATTATTCTTTTAACATCTTTAGTATAATCATGCATTCTTAAATACATATCTTGTACTAATTCATTTGCCTTGTCTTCACTTATTTTAAATGCTTTAGCCATTTTGACCCACTCTGTATGCCTTTTAGCTAATATGTCAAGTATCTTAGAGCTCATCTGTAATAATAATGTCTCTAAGTTGTTCAAATGAATTTATAACATAATAGTTTCCTTTCCACTCAGATTGAAATCTAACTTCATCTGGTGTTAGTTTTTGTTGTGCCTTAGGTTTAGAACCGTCTTTTATTTCAACTAAGTAGTTATTAAAATTATAACCTACTATAATATCTGGTGCACCTTTTCCTAATTGGTGAGTATGGAGGACAGAACATCCTATTCCCCTTAATTGAGAAACTATTTCTTTTTGGTTATCTGGTGCACCTTTTCCTAATTGGTGAGTATGGAGGACAGAACATCCTATTCCCCTTAATTGGGAAACTATTTCTTTTTGGTTAGCATCTACTCTTGCTCTGATTCGCATCTTATATTATCTACAATATCAAAGGGTGTTTCCATATTGAAATAATATCTGTTTGATTTTCTACTGTAAGTTATGCCTTCTACTTCTTGTGGATAACCTACTAATTTCTGTTTCTTAATCTTTTGACTTCCGAATACAACTGCTGTATTACTGAAATCTAATGCTCGATTAGGTCTCCATACAAATAATACATTATCAGATTTATCAGCAAATGTTCCACCACCTTTAATTCTGTTGACATCTGGCTTATTATATCTGCCTCCGTCATCTTTTTGTGGTGTAACTTGATGTGCAACTAAATGAACTGAGATTTTGTTTTCTACGGCAAACCTTTTAAGTTCACTCATAAATCTACTAATATATAAATCTTCTCTTTCACCTCTTTGCATACGATGTTGTACTGTATTGTAAGGGTCAATAATCAAAGAACGAATACCTTTTGCCTTAACTAAAAATTTAGCTCTTTCAAAGATGTCCTCTAATTTATAACTTTTTTTTGGATATATTATAAAAAAATGTTTTTTCATAAACTCCATAGCTATTTTAAATTCATCTTCACTCATATAATTATCCTTATAATAAGGGTCTGAACTTTTGCCAATGTAAGTTTCTATTAAGTCGTGGAAAAAATCATTTATAGGCATATTCTCTGGACTAAATACTGCAAACTTCCAACCTTCATGAAATGCTTTTAAAACTGATAGCTGATTTAAAAACATACTTTTACCTTCATTTTGATAACCAGTCCAAATATTAACTTCTCCATTTCTCCAAGTCCACGCTCTATCAATACATTCAATGTGAGTTGTAGAACCCCTTTCTTGACCGTTTCTATAACCATCTAGCATACTATCATAAATATCATTTACACTAAATATACCTTCCACTTTAGGCACTCTAGCGTATTTAAATCTATGCTGTAATGATTCTATGCCTTCACTAAGTAAAACTTCGTTAGCATCCTTATATGGATTTGTATCAATTAATCTAATCTTTTCAGCACCAATTCTTCTAACAAGTTCTTCTTCTAAATATCTGCCGTTTTCATCGTTATCAGTACACAAATAAACAACCTTAGCATTATCAAACACTTCATAAGAGTTTGTAATACATTCTAATTTCTTATCTAAGTTTTTGTCTTTTACATTAGGAGCACCCATATTTACAGAAGTGTGCCAAGTAAAACCTGCAACTTCCCAACTTAATGAATCTAATTCACCTTCACATAATATTACAAAATCTTGATTAACAACCTTATCATAATTAAATATTATAGGTTGTCCGTTTTTTGATTGTGTAAATGTTTTATTATCAATGCCTCTTGTTTTGTAATTAACAAGTTCATTATGTTTTAAGTATGGAAAAACAACACTCCTACCATCTTTTGTAGTAGTAATTTTATTGTTTTCTATAACTTCGTTTGTTATGCCTCTATCATTAAGAAACTTAATAGCTTTAGAATTAATCTTTTTTAAGTTATTTGTAGTTGGCAAAGTATATATTTTTTCTTGCATAGTATTATTAGGGTTTACAGAACCGTTCCAACCACAATGATGACAATGGTATAAACCATCATCAATATTTATAGACAATGAGCAGTCAGCTTTTTTCTTGCGAGTATGACTACATTTAGGGCACTTTACTTTCTGTTGAGAGTAATTGCTTTTAGGTACGATTCCAATTTTTACAAAGTTTTCTTGCATAGTTCAAATTTTAATGTATATTGTTAATAATACACTATGTATAATAATACACTATGTATTATTTATTTATATAATACACTGTGTATTACATAGAACTGACATTCCTGACACTTGGGTTAACGTAAATCTTACGTTCTTTGCCGTCATTTCCTAAGCTTTTTGTCTTCCTTGTAATGTATTCTTTGTTTTCTAAGTTCTTTAATATTCTGTATAAGGTTCTATCATTTAAATTCAATGCCATGCAAATACTATCATTTGAGGCAAAACAATAACCCTTTTTTATTGCCAATGAATCTATATAAGATAGTACAGTTGCTTCCGATATTGTTAAGTTTGTATTCATAAATGCTAAATTAATGTTAACGTATTTTGTGTTTTTTCTTTGTGTCATGATATAAGATAATAATCCCCCTAAACTATTAAGCCTAAGGGGAATGTTAATAACTAAAATGGTAAGTCTGGAGTAGGCAGTGGCTTAGCAGGTTCGTTTTGCTTAGCACTATTTGGCACATACTCATCAAGCCAAACACTATGACTTTTTCCATACTGGTCAACTTCTTTTTTACGACCAATAGTTAGTTTTAAGTACTTTTTACCTTTGTACTCAATCCATGCATCTTTTGTTTTCTCTTCAGCAATAGTAAAGTTAACTAGGTCATAATTACCCATCTTTTTACCACTGCCTACATACTTCTTTTCATTCATAATTTTAATTTAATTTAGGTTAATAATAATTTTTCTACTTTCTTACTTACTTTATATTTTTTTCTAATATCGGCTATAGTAAAACCTTTGTCTTTAATAGCTTGTTTACAACTAATAAAGGGATTATTTTCTTTAGTGTGCTTACCTTTGCCAATATAATCTTTTGGCTCTTGTAACCAGTCCTTAGCAGGCTCTAATACGTCTGTAGAGGCATTCTTAGCTACCTTAGAGTGATTATTAGTAGCATCTGCATCTTTGGTATCATCAATTAAAAACAAACCGTTTAAAGCGTACTTTCTAGCGTAACTACTAGACGCTCCATAGCATTGAGCTACATCCATTCCTTTTCTATTTAAGTTAATACCTGCTTGAGCTCTAACGGTAATTTTATCTTTACCATCAGTAATTTCAGCTACGGCATTAACAAATAAAGGTTCTGGAGCAATAGAGTCAGAAATAGTTAATAATAACCCTTCTTTAATAAGTAAAGGTTTAACTGCCTCTAAGATGTCTTCACAACTTCTGTAGTTATAGTTACCGAAATTGTTTCTTTGATTTTTTGGTGCTTTCAAACTCCCTTGAACTTTCACCAACTTCTTTGTTAAGTTTTCCATGTAACAAACATATAGATAATAAATGTCATGTGCAAGACAAAAGACAAAAAAAAGAGGCAACATCTTGTTACCCCTTTTGATTGAAAACAAAGAAAATCAACAGAATATCGCACCCTATTGAATTCACAAAGATATATAATACCCTATTAAATTCATAGTGGTATTAAATTTAGTTATTAACTATATTGT